CCTGTAATGGTGTCATCAACTTTGATACTTCCTGCACCACTGCCGCTAGAAAATGCGTCTTCGTCGAATGGCTGGCTAAACACTACCTCTTGTGGTGTGCTAGACTTGCCAGCGTAGAACATGTGGTTTTTAAAGGCCGCTACAAACTTAGAACCAGCAACACTGCTTTCACTTACATCTGTAGCAGAAAATGAGGTGTTGAACACGGTGGGAGCGTTGGTTTGATCAACTACAATCAGCTTGTCGTTGCCGTCAAAATTAAAACGCTCAAAGTTGTACTTAGATGCACTGGTGCGTCCGCTATCTATAGATGTCCAGCTTGATCCCCCCGGAGTAGCTTGATAAATACTTGTGCCTCGTGCTGCAACGACTTTGTCTGCAAATGATGCAACCAATAGGATGGGTTCACTAGAACTAGATGTTTGTGGAACAACTGCTGTTACATACTTAGCAAAGCCTTGAATACGCTTGTATCCACCCTCCACGTCAGGTTCAAAGTTTTCTAGTTCTAATGCTTCCCCCGGTTGCATCATAAATGTAGAACGGTTCTTTATCAGACCGCCTTCGCAGTTAAACGCTACAGGTTGTGCTTGGGATAAATCAGCCAATTACACAGCCCTCACGTAATTTTTTCGATTCAACAGTTCTACTCTCATGCGCTTAATTCCGTCGTCATATTCTTTCAAAGAAAACTGAGCAGACTGCACGTCTGACCGAAATAAGTGAGTATAGTATTTAGCACGAGCAATTACTATTGGTTCAAATCGTGTTGGAATAATCGACGTATCAGTCGCCGAAGATAGATCAGTATGAGAAACGTAATAGTCGAACTCCAGTGTTCTATTGCTGGTGTCGGGTATGGGCGTCAAGCCTATCTCATCGTTGTAGGTGGTGTACACAAACTCAGGATCTGCAAACTTATCAGCATCCAAGCGATTGTCTCGTTCTCTATATCTTCCAGTGTACTCTTCGTATGCTAAATATTTTAGCGGCATAGGCTCTATGTTTTCACTTAACTCTACAAGTTTTACATGCGCTGCTGCTCCTGATGCTTCTGTAAAAGAAACAAAATGAGTGACGGCTGTAGCAGTAAACGTAGTTTCTGTAAGTGAAACTTCATTAGCGTTAGATATGGTTAGAGTAGCAGACTTGGTTTGTGAACCGCCAGAACTGGTGCCCACGTCTAAAGTGAGGGTGCCACCACTGGTTTGTGTTAGGATGATATACGAACGACCTACAATGAGGTCGGATATTTCTTGTGTTACTTTTGCGCTAGTAAGAAGTAGAGTGTTACCAAACTTAGAACTTGCAGCAGGACTGCCCGACACTGTAGTCCATCCGGTTATGCTTGCAGACCCCGACACTTCGTACGTGCCGTTGGTTATATAATTTTTAGGTTTTAAAAACATGTTGTCGTAGTCAACATATTTAAGAGTAGATGATATGCTTGCGTGACTATATAGTTGTTTACCAGCAATAACATCTATAGAACCGCCCTCTCTGGTAAAAGGCCAATTCAACTCTGAATTAATTAAATCAGTAATGGATCTATTTACATAGTCTTTTACTGCGGTTTGCACTCCACGAGACGAACCAAAGTTAGAGCTTGTCAACTCTACCTCGTTGAAATCACGAAGAACATTATTAACTAGGGTGAGGTAGGTGCTTGCCATATTAGTATCCGTTAAGCTTCGCTATTAAGAATTTTAAGCGCATCAAGCTTGTCTTGAGCGTCCGCCCAACTAGCGACTGCCTTGTCCATTTCTTCAAGCAACTGCGGGTGTTCGCCAATAGCCACAGGATTGTTTGTGTAATTTGCGTATACAAATATCGCATCCTTTTTTTGGGCCTCGTACTTATGCTTTAGAGCTTCGTAAGCAAGTCGTTTCATTTAAGTCTCCCTGTACAACATTATACACCTATTTATCTAAATTAGCAAGAATTATTTTCTTGACTTTTCGATTGCTTTGAAGGTGTCTTGTAATGAGGGAGGTTTTTCGTTTTTGGGGTCGTACTTACATTCTATTTCTTTTGGAAAGTATTCATGGAGATTTATCCAAACACTATCCACCGTATTGTTAGCACCATGATATATACACAACCTTTCTCCATCTATGGTTTGACATCCCTGTAATCTACATACTACGTATTCAGGAGTTGCGTTAGCAGCCATGCCTTTAAGGAACAGTACAAACCCTACAAGACAAC